GTGCACGATCAGCACCATGGCAGGAGATGTCATGCCACCTCCGGGTAGATCATCTCGCCAGAGTCGAAGCGCACCGAGAACTCGTCGCCTCGAATAACGCGTGCGCCGTAGCTGCCAGTCACATAGACGGGCGGGAATGTGTCGAATGGCACGGCCACCATAGTGATCAAGCCTTCAATGCGCTCCAGCACCTTCACAACGTCTGACCATGAGCCAGGTTGCGCGCCCTGTTGAGTTCGGCTCGGGCGATCTTGCTGGTTTCCATCACCGCCCTCAGATCGCCCTTCAGCTTGTGGAGCATCTTGATCGCCAGCCAGCACTTTTCGCGGCCGGCCTCGTCGTTGGCTTGGCTGTTCATCCATTTTGCGGTCCATTCCTGTTCCAGGGTTTCAAAAGCCTCTTGAAAGAGCTCACTCTCAAGCAGCCTCTTGGCCTCTTCGGCCCGGGCAATCTGCTGCTCTGGGTTCATTGCTGCGGTCCTTGGCGTGGCTGCATGGCGCGGGCGTTCGCCTGGGCTGCTTGGGCCAGCATCTTTTGCTCTTCAAGGCGCTGCTTGTTCTCAGCCTCAAACATCGCCACACGCTCAGTGCTCTGGATCTTCTCGCGCTCCACCACCAAGCGGGTTTGGTTGTCCATCTGCGCCTTCTGCAAGCTGGCCTGAGCTTTGACCTGCTCGGCTTGGATCAGCGCCTGGGCTTGAGCCTCTGCCGCCTGAGCAACAGGATCCTTCTGCTGGCCCTGCTGTTGTCCTGACTGCGGGAGCGTGATGAACTGGTCCGCATCGCGGTAGCCCATGGCCTCCACCAGCCGTTTCGCTGCGTTGAACACGTTCTGTGGCTGCACCATACCCAGTTGCAGGAGCTGCTGTTGCATCCCCATGACCATCTGCATGTTCTGCACCTGCTGCTGACGGCCGAATGTGCCGACGCCAACAGAGACAGTCATGTTGTAGCGGTTCTTCCACTCGCGCGGATCGATGGTCAGCCACCGGCCGTTGATCTTGACCTGTTGCGACTTGTCCTGATGCTGCGTGACGTTCTTCAGCATCAGGTAGTACATGCGCTTGAAGCCTGTCTCTGCCAGCACACGAGCGATCAGGCGGATGCGCTGCACGCCAGCGTTCATCAACGCCTGCACACCTTGCGAGCCCACATTCGTTTGAGACAGGCTCTCGGTGTTCATCGCCGAGTTCATCTCAGTCACGCCAGTGCGGGTGTCACGGATCTCATCGAATCGGTTCATCAGCTCCAGGCCCTGAGCTGCGATCGATGGCGTCATGATCTCGCGGATGGTTCCAGCGGCCTTGACACGAACGATGCCGCCGACACGCGGGGTCAGCAGCTCATCCATGTCAATGATGCCGTTCTCAACAACCTCCTTCATGGGGTTGTTGGCTAGGTAGGCGTTGTTCAGCACCTCACGGGTGAGCGAGGTCTTGATCTGCTGCAAATCCTCCACCAAGTCATACATGCTCAGGCCCTGGATTTTGTAGGGCATGAGGATTGGCGACATCAGCCAAAACGGATGGTCATCCACTACATCGTTCTCGAAGATGACGCTCAGCACCTTGACCACGCGGCGATACTCGGTCTTGCCATCGCCATCGAAGTCCACACGCAGGTAGCTTTCCGACAACCAGACCTTGCGCTGGCTCTCGTCAATCGGCTCATTGCGCAGCGGATCGGTGTCGTCGTAGTCCATGCGCGCCGCTTCGTTGTCGCTGTAGCGGCTCATCTGGTCGGATGCCAATTGGGCGATCTGGCTTTCCTCGTAGCCCTGTTCCCGCAGATAGCTCAGTGTCACCTCGCGGCGGTGCTCGATGAAGTGGCAATCGCTCAGGACGCGCGTTTCCTTGCTGACGCGGATCTCTTCCGGTGGCACGCCTTCATTGCGGAACTGCGTGACGTTCTCAGCGCGCCGGCACACCACATCGAACAGCGGCACAAGCTGAGGCGGCTGACCGGGTTGCGGCGGCACGGGGGCAGGAACCATGCCCGTCTCGTACTGCTCAACGATCTCGATCTCTGGGTCACCCTCCAGAATCTGCACTTCCTGTTGCGTCAGACCGGAATAGCGCTCCTGGCGATAGTCCTGCGCCTCTTCGACGTAGCACTTGCCCCAACCAGTGCGGGCGATCAGCGACGACTTCACCGCGTCATGGATGGTAGTGAAGCCGTCTTCGTTCTTGCGGTGGATCAGGAAGCCAATGTAGTTCGTGGCGTCCATGCACGCCTGCTCATCCTCGGGAGAGTCAGGCTCGAAACGCACGATGTCATCAGCAGACGCGAACGTGTCCATCAGCGCGGGCATGGCCCATTCCACGGTATCCATCAGGTCCTTGGACACCACGCGCGAGCGGCCATCGATCTCGGACGCAGCAAGGCGGCCCTTCGCCTCGCCGTAGTAGTACGCGTAGGCGTCGTCGCGCTGCACGTCCGTCAGGTCATCGGCGCCAATGGCTTGCCGAGACTGGCGGTCGATCAGCACACAGAGTTCACGATCATCCATTTATTGGCTTCCAGTCTTGTGCAGACGGCCTTCTTGCGCATCACGATCTCGGCCCCACTGCTTGAGCAGGCGCGCACCTTTGGTCCGCTGGTCGCTCAGCTGCGCGCCACTCAGGGCCACAGCCTCTGCATACACGCCAGAGGGGATTGCGTAGGTGCCGAAGTTGCCAACGTAGACGTGGGCGGCTACTGCTTCATCCATTTATGCGTATCCCATGTTTTTGTAGACCAGCTTCTTGCGGGTCACAGGCTCTTCGTATGCGACTGCCATCAAGCCAAATGCATCAGCACCGTGGCTCGACCAGTCGTGTTCTGGGCCTAGGCCGATGCCGCGCTGCTCGTCTCGCTTCTCGTGATACCAGCCCAGCGCCTCAAGCCCGGGCTGAGTCGTGGCCTCGTTGAACCACATCGATCCGAACAGGCGCCGGCCTGCTTCAATGCGAGCCTTGGCAGCGCCCTTACCCTGGTTCGGCACGACCGTGACCGTGTAGCCCGCTTGCCTGAGCGCGGACTCATAGGAAACGTCGTGCACTTTGTCTTGAGTGGCGCCATCGTGTGGCAGCCAGATCTGGGCCTTGTCGTAGCTGTGCTCTCGCATCCAGTTCAAGTGCGATGAGAGCGGCTGGCCCACTTGCTCGTAGTAGTCGAGCACTCGAATCTCTTTGCCAACGAACTGAGCGATCCACATGGCAAAGGCATCAGCCCTGGCGCCTGTGCCGCCAATGTCCACGAATGCACGCAACGTCATCAGCGGATCAGCAGCCACACGCCCGATGCGGTTCTGCTGCCTTGCCTCTGCGATGTGTTTTGCGAAGTACGCGCCTTCATTCAACGTCGCGTATCCACCTTCCCAGATGTGGTCGTACTGCTCCGGTTGCATGCGCAGGCAGTCAATGCGCTCGTCTTCAAGCTCTTGTGTCAGCCATGGGTTGTCGCGCCAATTGGCCTTGACCACGATGGCCTTGGCAGGCTTCTCGCCACCACGGAACATCACGTCCACAGCATCGGACTTGCGGCGCGGGTTCCATGACCACCACATCTGCGAGCCTGTCGCGCGCATCGTTGGTCGCAGCAGATTGATGCTCGTCTTCGTTGCGCCGTGCGCCTCTTCCCACCATGAACGCTTGAAGCCTTCCAGCGACTTGATGCTGTCGGCCGTGTAGTCGTTCATGCCCTTGAAGATGATCAGACCGTCGCCAGGCGTCTGGATCACGTCCTTGAACACCTTGAAGCCGTCTGCTTCACTCAGTCCCAAGCGGTTGAGCTTCGTTTCGATCAGCAGCTTCGAGGACTGAGCCAGATCCTTCTGCACCTCTCGGATGCATACAGAGCGCAAACCTTCACCAGACTCGCCTGGCTCTGCAAGACTGTCCTCAATGAGCAACTCAGCGAAGAAATGGCTCTTGCCACTGCCTCGCCCACCCCATGCAGCTTTGTCGCGCGCAGGCTCAAGCAGCGGCACGAACACGCGCGCCGTCTGCAAGTCCAGTGTGCTCATTTGGTTGGGTCTACGATGGTCCGGCGGACCTGTTGGAACTTCACTGGGCCGCCACCGTCGCCAGCGTGCTCTGTGCGGTTCAGCTTTGGAGCTGCGTACTCGGCGAGCTTGGCAAGAAGGTCAAGGGCCTTTGCAGGGTCCGGCTTCACATCGCCTTCACCCTCGGCAACTTGTCTCAGCCACTTCCCGACATTCGCCTCGTTGTCCTCAAGAAGCTTCTGCACAGTGGCCTTGAATTCGCGCGTCACCTTGTTCGTCGCGCCCTTTGGCTTCCCGGGGTTTCCTTTGGCGAACCGTCCCGTATTTTTCGGTTCGTCGCTCATAGAAATATTTCTCTTCAACCTGTTGACGCAGTCTCATATTGAGACTACATTAAACCCATGGCGACACGTTGAACGCCACAACCAAGGGGATCGAAATGTTTGCAATCTTTGTCCGTGGCAATGGCGTCGTGTTCAGCGGATACCTCTACACCCGTGCAGACGCTGAAGCAGAGTTCGAGAGGAATCGCTCCTGGCTTGCTCTGGTTCATCCAGATGCCAAGATCGTTGAATACTCCAGCACGCTCGAAGAGCAACGCAAGAAATGGGATGCTGACGATTACACAGGCTGGTACGACGGCAAGTTCTATCTGGACTCAGATGGCAAGCTGCACCATTCGAGCGATCTGCCCTCGACTACACCCGAAGATGAAGATGTCTACAAGTACGACTGACATGCAGATCATCAAACTCCCCGAAATCTCCACGCCGGGCCTACTCAAGCTCATGCGCGATGTCGCTGCAGAACTTGAGATGCGCCTCTCTCAACCTCAGACGCGGCTGGAGCAGCCCATCCAGCAGGTTGTTACAGTGCGCGCTCCTCCAGCACATGAGCAGGACTTCTGCCTGGTCGTTGCAGAGAAGCTCAAGTCTGGCGATTACATCAGAGCTTCTGAACGAAACCGTGTTGCTGAAATAGCCGAGTCCTTCCACGACTGGGTTGTGCGGCAAGGGCTTCCAACAACACACAATGCGGGCGACTGGAAACGTCGCGGAGCATTCATGTCAGCCCCAAGAGCAAAACCACGATGAACACTACTGACCTACGCGCCTGGCAATCTCGCCATAGCTACACATACAACACTGCAGCGGAGGCGCTTGGCATGAGCCGAGCGACCTACGCGCGCTATCTCTCGTCCGCCGAGGTCTTGCCCCGGTGGCTTGCTCTGGCATGCGCAGCTATTGATGCTGGGCTTGCTGTTGCTTGATGGGTGCAGGGCTAAGCACTCGGAGGAGGAGGGCTTGAGGGGTTAGTGCCGCCCTGCGGAAATGAAAAAGCCCCGGCCATTTCTGGTCAGGGCTTTGTGTTGCTCGCACCTATCCCGGCGCAAACCGGGACGTTCTAGTGCTGTTGCTAACGATGGCTGCCACGTTACCAGAATCATTTGCGAATTGCAACTGGCTTTGCGCGGTTTTTCAGCATCGTTCTGGCGTCATGCACCAGTTCGTTCAGCGCGTCCATCGTGACGCCCAAAAGCTTGGCCGCTTTCCTGGGGTTGTTGGCGTAGACGTACCACCAGCGGACTGCGTGGCGCTGCTTCTCTGGGAGATCAACGACGAGCTTTTCTAGCGCGTGGGCATCCAGGCTGTTGATTGGGATGTGATCCAGCGGGACGGACTCACTGGCCTCCTTCTCTTTGAAGAAGCGCCACATGGGGTGCGATAGGGCGGTATTGCCTCCGCGGACCCACCGCGCCCAGTTCTGGAGCCTGACGTGGATCTCTTCGTGCTCGGCTTTGATGAGGTTGTAGTCAACGTATGCTTTCATCAGCATGTGGGCTCCTTCTTCAGTTGCAGCGTTTTTCGATGCGGCGCAGGCGTTTGCCCATCACTCGCTTGAATTTCTTGAGGTACTCGACGTCGTGCTTGACGAGCTGGTTCTGGGTGTAGAGCCAGTCCACCTTGTCATCGCCGATGCGGGCGCGGATGCGCGGCAGGTACTCAGCCAGGTTGCCGCTCAGGTGCTTGTTGCATATGGAGCAGCCCTTGTGGATGTTCCAGAGATGGAACCGGACTGCTGACGCGGCGCCCACGGAACGCAGGTGCGATGCGTGCCACTGGCCATCCCATTCGGGGCCGCGGTCACATGAGCAGCAGCCCAAGTGCTTGTCGCGCAGACGGACGATCTTGTTGATGATGTCCTGGCACTCGGAAAGCCACTTGGCGCGTGGCTTGGCGGCCTCCTTGCGCCGGCGAATCTCAGCCTTCGCTACCCGGGCGGCCATGCGCGCTGCCTTGGCCTGGGCTCGCTCCTCCTTCTCGCGCTTGGCGATGGCGTATGGCTCTGCGCATTCGGCATGGACGATCTGGCTGGGGCGCTCGGGCGTGAGCTTGGTGCGACAGTGGGCACAGCGTGTGCGACGGAAGGTCATCAATGCATCCCTTTCGCCCGGCGTTCAGCCACCATCTGGCGCGCGATCGCATGCGCAGCGGGGCTGATGGGCTCCAGCCGGCGATCTGCTCGGCCGTTGCTGTAGCCGTGCCAGTAGCTGCGGCTCTTCTGCGTGTGGTCAACTTCAATGAACCCGAGGCCAGCGTGATAGCCAGCCAGGCATTCATCATCATTCAGCTCAACCAGGCTTGTGATGGGTTCCAGATAGTCGCTCATCGCTTTTCCTCCCACAGGTCATAGAACGTCACCCCCAGCTCGGACGCTGCGTAGGCCTCCACCCGGGTGCAGAACTCGGAGAACTCGGCCGTGCTCAGGTCGGCGCTGCTTTTGCCGATCACGTTGCCGTTGGGCAGCTCCTCGACCCCGATGAACATTTGCTTGAATGCTTCATGCCAGTTCTCGGCGCTGTGCATCCGGCCATCTGCTGTGGTGGCCTGCTGCGCGATCTGGGCCAGGACTCCACCGCCCCAGTAACGGCGGTTCTGCGCCTTCGTGCGCTTGCGGCGGCCAATGGTCAGCACCCACCGGCCGCCGCCCTGCAGCGCATCCCGCAGGAACGGGTACAGCTGCGACTGGATCAGGCTCCAGGCCTGGGCGCGGTTGTGCAGCTCCAGTTCGAGACGGTCAGTCATTGCGATCCTCCTTGGCGAAAGAAGGCGCGAGCACCTGGCGGTGGTCGATGGGCTGCGTTGCCCCCAGAGATAGCGCAACGGCCTCGGCAGCGGCCAAAGTCCCGCCATTGCTGGTGTAGCCGTAGCCATAGAAGAAGCTGGCGTACCTGAAGGCCTTCATGCCCTGGTGCTGGACCATCACATGGCGCGAACCGAAAATGTCGCTCTCCACCCAGATCTTGGTGGGCAGGATTTCGACCAGGGTCACTGTTTCGATAGGTGCGCTCATGCCTGAGCCCCCTTCCCCGCCCGCACCATGTCGGCCAGCTCGTCGCGCGCCAGGATGGTGTCGATTTCGGCCATGGCGCGGCGCAGGTAGATAGCTTGGCCCAGGGCCTCTTCGTATGCATGCTTGAGCCACTGGCGCAGCTCCAGCGGGTTCTGGGCCACCGTAGTGCCGTACTTGTGCAGGCCGAACTGCTGGCGTCGCGCGATGTCTTCGCAGACCTGGGCTTCGGTTCCGGTCGGGGTCATGCTTGCTCCTTCGGCGCCTGAGCAGCGGCACAGCGCAGGATGGCGAGCCGCATGCGGTCTGCGCGCTGGGATTCGTCGGGCACGTCTTCGACAAAGGCCTTTTTCATCCTCAGTGGTCCTCCGTCAATCGTCGCGCAGACCCAAGGACGTGTTTCTTCGGCGTGGTTGTGCTCCACGCTGATGCGCAGCGCGGCGGCAAGCTCGAATGCGTCAGAGCTGTAGAGCCTGGGGCTCCAGGGCTCGTAGTTTTCAAAGTGCCCACGGAACAGCTCCACTCGCTCGGGGAATTCCTGGCCGTGGTCCCAGGTGATCGTGATGCCAATGGCCCGTGCCGCCGCCTCCAGCATTTCGCGTTCGGTGCTCATGCCAGCCTCCACAGCAGTGAAGCGATCCAAACGAGCAAAACCGGGATCAGCGCAACCACTACAACAAAGCCATGTGCGATCGTGTCCCATGCGCTCCGCTGGGGCCAAAACAGAACTACCAGCCATGTGACGGTGATGCAGGCTGGGATATGCCACCAAGAGATGGTGATGCTCATGCTGCGCCTCCGATCTTGGCTGCTGCCTCAGGCTTGGCCCAAAGCGCCGCCTCAAGGAGCTTCCTCAAATCCGGGTGCATATTCCATCCCTCGCACGCGTCACCGATGGCAGAGCGCAGGGCCTTGTTCTCTGCGTCCAGGCCGCGCAGCACGGCGGCGATCCGCACATCCCCTTGGCGGCGCGGCCCCTTCTCCAGCATCTCCGCCAGCCTCAGCGACTCGCTCTGTGTCTCTGTCTTGCTCATTGCCCCACTCCTTTGTTGATCGGTTGAGTTACTGCATGTCGGGCGTGTAGAGCACAAGAGGCTCTTCGCCATGGGATGCGACGAACTGCTGGCTGTCGCGCTCGAACCAGAGGCCAATTGAGCCTTCCCACTCGCCATTGCGCTGCTTGTCGCAGATGAGCAGGCAGTCGGGCTCTTTCACGTCGGCTTCCTCGGTCAGCAGGCCCTCATCGCGCTTGCGCTCCTTGGGCTTGTTGCGCCACACGGCGATCACGTTGTCCACCTGGTCGGTGATGGCTCCCGAGCCCTTCATGTCGTACTTGTTGGGCTTGTGGTCCTCGCTCGCGGGTTTCTTGATGTGGTGGATCAGATGGATGTGAATGCCGTGGTCGCGGGCAATGGCGGTGAGCTCGTCAACGAAAAGCTTCTGGCCGTTGTAGTCGTCCTCGCCCTGCACGCACTTCATCAGGCTGTCCACGACGAAGTGAGTGACCTTGAGCTCAACCGCGGCGTAGCGGACCACGGCGCAGACTTTGGAGGCCGTCACGGTGCCCTGCTGGTCGTACAGCCACAGCTTGTTGTCGGTCCAGTCGCGGAACTGCTCGTAGGTGTCGATCAGGATGCGCTGGCCGTCGTCGTTCCCTGCATAGGCTGGGTGCGCTGGGTTTGTGCCAGACCACTGGCGGCCCATGCGCTCCAGCGTCTTGATGGGCTTCATCTCGAAGCTGGCGATTGCCACGCGCTCGCCCTGGCCGCACAGCGACAGCGCGACTTGCCCCGTCACCAGCGACTTGCCATTGCCGTTTGCCCCGCCCCACAGCGTCACCTCACCCGGGCGAAACTGCACCAACTGGGCCGTCTTGCGCCACGGCATGAAAGCCTGCTTTGCGCGGATCGGGTTGCGAATCCGGTCGATCAGCTCCTGCACCCAGGACGATGCCGGGAGCACCTTCTGCTGCGCATCGGTCTCGTGCTCGTAGGCAGCGAAATCGATGTCGTCAGGCGTGAATACGTTTGCCATTGCCGCCTTGCTCCTTCGTGTAAAACCAGATTTCGTCGGGCATGGCGCAGCACAGAATGGCTGGCTCAACTGCCCGGATTGCTTTGAACAAACGCTGTGCGCGCTCTTGCCCTCGGTTGGCTTCCAGTACCACGCCCAGCTGACGGCAGAACCGCACGTCCAGGCGTTCAGGGCTGTCTTCCTGCCCGACGACCACATGTGGTGTGAGCAGGCCGCTTGCCGAGCTCGGGATGCGGTGCCATTGCTGGGCAAGCTCGATTGCGAACTCGCTGTCACCGTCGATGACGTGGACCACGTCGTAGGGCAGCACGCCGTCGCGGCGCATCCTCAGCAGGGGGGTATGGCCGATCACACGAAGTTCCTCGGGGCGGTGTCTGCCCGTCCGCTGACCTGGGTGTGCTGGTAGCCCTGGCGTTGGTTCCGCACCCAGTTGCGCCACGTCGCGTGCCAGTCCGCTTTGCGCCCGTCCTTACCCGGCTTGGCAATCCAGAAATCGCGAAATGAATCCCCAACCTTTCCCATGTCCAGATCCGGGCGTTCCTTCTCTGCCCAGGTTTTCCAGTCATCAGGAAGGGTCCAGTCCGCCGCCAAGGCGGTGCCACGTGGCGACTTCGCAGAAGGAGCATCAATACTCTTCTGTTCCTGTTTCTGTTCCTGGTTAAGAAAGGGTTGGCTAACGGTTTCGGAAGGGTTAGAAATTTGTGGCGCTTCGATCTCAAGCAATGGACCGCAAACCCGCATGAAATCTAGCTTCCAGCCACATTCGTCTGGCACGCTGAGAGCGATCTTGGCGGCTGACTTGCGCTGGTTTGGGTTCTCCGGCTTGTTCCACTCCAAATGCTTGGAAATCCAGACCCATTTAGTGGTTGCGCAACGGTTAGCGAAACCATTGGCGAACAGTTCCTCGAACCCTTGGGCAACCCTTTCCAAAGGCCATCCCAAGTCTTCCGAAACGTACCCATCAGGTAGCCTGAAAACCCCTGCGATGGTGCTGTGAGAACACGTCAGCAGGTACAGGGCCAGAACCTTTCCGTCGTCCGTCATGCTGCTGGTCGTGGGGCTCGACCAGAACGTGCTGTGGACCTTCCCGTAATCTCGCATTTCGGCTCCGTATGTTTTGAGTTACTGCGAAGTTCCGTACTAGCGAGCAGCGCGGAAACCGAAGAGCCGCGCGAAGGTGCTCGGCTTGGACCTTTTTTCATCGTGGTCAGCAGCAGCCAGGAGGGTCTGCAGGGCGAAGTCCTCGAAGGACTTGCCGGACCTGTCTGCTAGCTTTTGAAGAGCACGCATGCGCTTCTGGTCAACGCCGGAGAAGTCCAGCGCCATTGGTTCATCGTGGGGATCAGACAAGTCCTGCATGGGATGTCTCCTGTGTTCTAGGCGTTCAGCAGGGCGCCAAAAGCGTTCCTGTCAAGCCCGTGGCGCTGCCTAGCATTGGCGGCATGACGACGCTCTTCTTCCATCAGCTCCTTGTCTGCCAAGGCCAGGAGTGCATCCAGCAAGGTCGGGGCCACAGCACCACCGTTGGACTTCATCTCAGCCCAGGCAATCAGCTTCTCGCGCTCTTCCTTGCTGGCGCGCAGCAGGCACAGGGGTTTGCGGATGAGGTCACGGTTTTGGTACGACATAGGAGGCTCGGGAACTTTGTTGTTGGGTTAGCGGGAGGTGGTTTTTTGCTTGGCTGTGCGGAACGGCCCAGGGAGGTTCTTCACGTTCCTCCGCGCCCACGCAGCGAGCACGCGATCAGCGACCTTGTTGCTCAAGGTCTCCGGCCACTTGTCAATGGCCTGGTAGGACACGCCGAGGGCCGAAGCAGCATCGCGCTTCGAGCCGCCCAGCACAGCTATGGCATCGGTTTTCTGGATCGTCATGCGTTCATTTAACCATAGTTCACGCACAAAGGAAACTATAGTTTTCTTGAAACAACCAATGATCACAACCATGGTTGATTACAGAGAGCGCCTGAACGAGGCAATGACCGCTGCAAAGATGGACACCAAGGAGCTTGCGAAGCGTCTTGGCGTGTCCTATCAAGCAGCGCGAAAGGTGGTTGAGGGTCTGAGCAAGACTTTCAGCGCCGAGAACAACGCCGTGGCGGCGCGTGAACTGAATGTGGCTTCTGACTGGCTTGCCCTTGGGGAGGGGCCAATGGGCCGCGTCCAGGTGATCGAGGTGCCAGCGCTTGCGCCATCCCGGCAAAACGAAGAGGACACGCTGATGGTTCCTTTGCTGGCGAACTCAGGCTCTATGGGCCAGGGCGATGACGGCCTTGATGGCGAGGTCTTCACAGGCGACCTGCCAATCTCGCGCTCCTGGCTTCAGCAGCGCATCCGGCCGTCCAGCTTGCGGGCGCTGAGGTTCATTCATGGCTACGGCGACTCCATGAAAGGAACCTACAACGATGGGGATGTGCTCCTGGTGGACACGGGGATCAAAGACCCAACGATTGATGGCGTATATGTGCTTGAGGGGCACGGGCGGGTTTTCATCAAGCGCGTGCGACAGAAGTACGACGGGAGCTTTGAGATCAGCAGCGATAACCCGTCCATCAAGACTGTGGATGTGCTTGATGGGCGCGAGGAATTGAACGTCCTGGGGCGTGTGCTCTGGGCTTGGAATGGCCAGAAGCTTTAAGGAGGAGTGCGATGAGGAAAATAGTGATTGGAGCTGTCGCCTGCCTGGCGTTGGCCGGCTGCTCGTACCAACTGAATCTCCAGCAGCGCGGAGGGCCTGTCACGGGTAAGGGTGTAGCCCATGAGAACGACAGCTCGGTAGAGATCACCTTGGGCGACAAGCTCTACCGAGGGCAGTATGTATTTGCCTCTGGAGACTCTGTTGGCTCCATGTTCGGCACAGCTGGCAAGGGCAAGAGCTTTGCTGGCTTCGGCTCTAGCTCTGGCGTTGGCGGCGGCAACTTGATCGCACGCGCGGCCGATGGATCGGGGCTGCGCTGTCAGTTCCAGTTCTCCACGACGAACAGCCAAGGATTCGGTGAGTGCCAGGACGATGCAGGCGCTACTTACGACCTACAGATTAGGATGTAAGGATGCGTTCTGATGACTTCGTAGCTAGAGGCGTCAGGGGAGTTGGTGTTTTGGTCCTCTGCGTCTCTTGGGTTGTTTGTGTACTTCTGCTCGGATGGCAGCTTTTCACATATTTGAAAGATGGAATTTGGATTCCGTCTGGAACGATGTCATCTCTAGGCGACCTACTCTCATGGAGATGGGCCAAGTACCCAGAGTCGTGGTTTGGACTTCATGAAGTTCTTGAATTCTTCAACTTCGGCTTCACTAGCGCTCTCATCGGCTCAGTTCTTGGCGCCAAGCTGATCAGCTTCGAAGATCATTGAAAGGCTGCTAGCCGCAGCGCTCAGCCTCCACAAATCCCCTGCCCGCCTTGAGCGGGCTTTTTTTCGTCCCTGCGATAACTTTTGTTCACTCTTCAAGAAACTATAGTTGACGGCATGCGAAAACTATAGTTCAATACACCCATCGCAGCAACAAACGCGAAACACCCCAGGCCAAGCGATACGGGCCGTAGCTGAACGATGCAGAGGCGGGGTTAGGGGCAGTGCCCTGGAGCGGGGTTGCGGCGGCGGGTGTCACGGGATCGGCCGGGCGCTGACTGTTCCAAGGGCTATCGATCAGCGCAGGTGCCGGGTGAGCCGGTGTGGAGCGGATACGAGTCCGGGGATCGCGTGCATGGGCACGGACGATGGAGCAACTCGGTAAGGCCGCACAAGCCTTCAAACAGCTTGAGTCACGGATTGCAGAAATGCATGCGCGCTGGGTACTGCACCCAGCGAGAGCTAAAAGCGCAGTCGCCGCCGGGACGGGTTCCCGGTGACAACCAGGCAGCCCCGCGCTGCGAAGGAGAGAACATGAAGCACGACGTCAGGCCGATGTAGTAGGCCACCACCTGGCCGCGCAGTCTCGCGGCCTGTTGCCGACAGGCGAGTTACCCGGGCAAAGGCAGCGCACAGAGCGCGCACGGGGTACTTCGGGAGTGGCGAACCCCTAACGCAATCAGTGAAGCCACAGCATGACCGGGAAACCGGCGCGGCCCAGAGCGACATCTGGGCAAAACAAAGCGCATTCGCCGAGTGCGCTTTGTTTTTTCACAGGAGAGAAGCATGGAACTGAGGTTGAACATCGGCTTCGATGCCGAGCAGCTGGCAGAGGAAATGACGCAGCTGGATCACTCGACGTTCGTTGAGTTCGTAATGAAGGGCCTTGATGCGTTCCAGTGCGCCGAGGTCGATGAAGAGCTGCTGGTGCGCATCTGGCGCGGACTGCAAGGTTGCTACGACCCGGGAGAGAAGGCTCCAACGCTCGAAGACTTGCTCGCTCAGTACCCCGAGCAAGCTTGACCCCCTCCCCCGGCTCGTAGCCGGGGCACACCAAGGAGATGAGAGATGAACGATAGGAAGATGGTGAAAGGCCTCATGCATAGCTTTGCGTGGGCCCGCGACGACGGAAAGTTCTTCCAGCACATCGATGACAACGGAGGCTGGCCTGTGGGCTTCAAGTACGTCGGTTTCGAGAAAACCGATGAGCGAGCTGCTGGTTTCACGAACAGCAGAACGAACAGCGGCTGGTGGACTGTTTTGGCGAGCAGCGACGACTACTACATGTGGAAGCTGTCTCCCGATGCCGTGCGCCGAATTATCGAAGGCGTCTGGCGCAACGCGACGGTCTCCGTGAATCGCGCAACGCTGACCATGAGGAACAGCATGGACAGCCCAACATCGTTCTCCACGAACCCCTGATCCCCCGCCCTGGCAAGCCCAGGGCCCATCACATCTGCAACTGGGTCCCTCGGGATAGTGCTGCAGCTCTGCCGGTTGCAGTTGTGATGGTTTTCCAGCCGCGCGCTTCCCACCGCCCAGCAAGTCGGATGCTGGGATTGAAGCGCGAACACGGCTCTCTTTTCAGCCGCGCGCGTCGGATTGATCGCAAGCGACGTGGCGCGCACCACGCGGCTCTTCAAACCCAGGCTCTGCAATGCAGGGCCTTTTTTCATGGCCTGCGGGCCGCAAGGAGGCTTCTCATGGCGAACTGCAAGCCTGGAGATTTGGCGATCACCAACGGTCTGCCAGTGGACAACGGAATGATCGTGGAAGTCATTAGCCCATACGACAACAGCGGAGGCTGGGAGTACCTGGGACAGTGCTGGCTGATCGAATCGAAAGGCAGTCCGATGTGGCTGACACCCACAAAGCGACAGCAGCGGATTGCGCTCCCGGACTTCAACCTAATTCCCCTGCGTGATTCGGATGGGCAAGACGAGACGTTCTCGTGGGCAGACAAACCCGCGAAGGAGCCAGCATGAACGCCCGCCCCCCATGCCTCGCCAGCCGAGACGCTGATGCTCTGGCCCAGCAGCAGGGCGAGTACGACGCCGAGGACTCGTTCTTGGAAGCATACGTGCAGATCCACTACGGGCCTGATTACGCGCCTGAGTTCGTGATCGAAGCGATGAAGGAGATCCCCTTCGCGCTGGCAAAGGTCATCGCCGAACTGAAGGACTACACGGCCCAGGGCGAGGCCATTGAGAAGTGGCTGAGCAAGTACGCATACCAGTGCGCGCGCCGAAACATCGCGGAGGCCCGTAATGCTTGACGCAGCAAAAGCCGCCGCGCACCCCGCAATTGCCGAGGCGCTGATCCTGCAGCAGCAGGAAGAGATTGCAAAGCTGAAAGTAACACAGCAAACCCTTGTCCAGGCGCTAGGCCAGATAGAACTGGCCTGCTCTGGCGTGTGGGTCAACGTTGATTGGGTGCAGAAGCATGCCAAGAACGCAATACAGAAAATCCAGGCGCTGGAGTTCAGCGCTGACGCCATTTGAGGACGACATGAAGCAAGCAAAGAAACACGCATCCCCCGGAAGCTTGGCGCGCGAGTACCGCGCCTCTATGCCGGCCGATGTGCTGCACCTGTGGGCCGCTGATGCGGTCTCTGCTCTCCGCCTCCAGGACGCGAAGATCATGGCCCTCCAGAGCGCTTTGGATGATGCAGGGCGCGCGATCAACAGCATGAAGGCAGAGGCAGAAAACGGGGCTCAAGGCGATGAGCAAATGATGCTCGAAGCGTGTGAGCAGATCTCGAATGAAGGCTTACAGGCGTCAATGGAGATTGCAGCCGCGCTAGCTCCACAGGAGTCCCCATGAGACCTTCCATCCGCATCCAACGCCTGCCCCGCCGCAAGAAGCCCGCCCTCAAAAAGCGGGCTTCGCTGCTTCTGGGCCTCGCCGCTCTTGTCGTGCTGCTTCTGCTGGCCCTGAGCGGCTGCAGCCAGGCCGGCGCACAGGAGACCCAGCCCACGGCGCAGGAGCAGCGCATTGCGCGCGCCGCGGCCCGGGCCTGCGAGGGCCTCACCCCTGTCTGGCAAGACGGATTCCATACATGTGCACAGGAGAAATGACCATGCCCGAATACGCATCCCCCGGCCTCAACGCCCAGTTCACCGGACTCAGCAGCGACGGCGAGGAGCGCTACGAGATTGCGCCCAGCGGCGGCATGCTGTTGCGCGACTACTTCATCGCGCACGCGCCGGCCGAGCCTCAGCCCTGGTTCCAGCCAGTTGTGTCCGCTCAGCCGGATGCCCCCGAAGTTCCTCCCAGGCTCACCCAAGAGGAACGGAGCGAGTGGGAGGCGCTCGGCGAATTTTTGGATGCCCAGGACTGCGTCCAGCCAAGGATCCGCGAATACGCGATGGCCAAAATCGCGCATGAGAAGGCCGCGGCGGCATGGCGCAGGGAGCAGGTCAAGCAGCTGTATGTCCAGTGGCCTCTGGCATGGGCCGACGCCATGCTGCACGCCCGCGAGAAGGAGTCGTCATGAGCGAAGCAAGAAAGCCGACGCCTGGGCCATGGATACACGGCAATTGGCTAAAAAACCTCGGCGGCGGGATCGATGAAGCAGGCTGGTGCGAGGTTTGGGGAGTTGAGGCGGGTGGTGGCCAGAGCCTGCCATTCGTAGCTTGCAAGCACCAAGACATGCAAGCCAACGCTGCTCTGATCGCAGAGGCTGGCAACGTGTTCCACGAAACCGGCCTGACGCCGCGCCAGCTGGTGGAGCAGCGGGATGCGCTGGCGGAGGCGTTGGAAAAATTCGCGAGCATCGCTGTCAATTGCCAGAAAGAGATCGTTCCGAACGGATATGCAAATCCAGAGGACTGGAGGCGCGATGTGGAGCAGGCCCGCGCGGCCCTGGCTCTGGTGAAAGGAGCAACCCCATGAGCGCAGACATGCCCACATACGCAGAGCTGCAGGAAGAGATCGCCCAGCTGCGCAGCGAGATGCTCCGGTACTTGCCGGTCATCAACAAGGCCGAGCAGTACCGGCACACCTGGGACTTTCTCACAGAAGGCACGGGCATCGCCACTGCGAACGGCTACCGGGCCGCGCTGGGTCAGAAGGAGAAGCCATGAGCGACAAGGAATTGCTGCCGCTGGCCGCAAAGGCTATGGGCCATCAACACAGGTGGAGCGATTCGTACCACCACGGCGAGATGCGTTCTGAAATCCTGGTGCTGCCTAGCGAGGGAGTTTGGTTCGGGTGGAATCCTCTAACCGACGATGGCCAAGCCTTTCGGCTGGCTGCGGAACTCAGGCTCAAGGTTTTGCCCGGAAAGCACAAGGGCGATGGCTGCACGGTTGAGTCGCAACGCCAGGGCATCCCTGGCTGCACCACTTTCCGCGACGACAAGCGCGAGCAGATGCGCCGCGCCATTGTTCACGTCGCGGCAGAGATCGGAAAGGCCATGCCATGAAACACCTCTTCTACGCATTCCTGTGGTCCGGCATCAGTGCGCTGACGCTGGCCGTGGCCGCTTTCAACTCAGGCGCCTTCTAGCGCAACCGAGATCACCATGAGCGACGAACAACGTGAACAAGCCATCCAGCAATGGATCACCGAATACGGCGTTTTGCGACAGACAGCGGAATGGTACGTGGACACATATGGCGACGAGGAAGCCGCCTTCTAGGAGAAATCATGCAAGCAATTTCGGCAGCGCTGGTCAAGGCCCAGAAGGAGTTCGGCCCTGCGCTCAAGACCAGCCAAAACCCCCATTTCCGCAGCAAGTACGCGGACCTGAGTGCGTGCGTTGAAGCCGTGATCGACGGCCTCAACAACAACGGGATCATGCTGATGCAGCCGTGCCATGAAGACCCGAGCGGAGTGACCGTGGAGACGCTGTTCATCCACGAATCTGGCGAGCAAATTAGCGCTGGGAAGCTGCATGTCCCGGCGTCCAAGCAGGACCCCCAAGGCTACGGCTCGGCACTGACCTACGCGCGCCGGTACGGGCTTATGGCGGCATGCGGTATAGCGCCGGAAGACGATGACGGCAACGCTGCATCCAAGAAGCCAGCGCCGCGTCACAAGCCAACTGATGGCGCTTTGGTGTCTGTAGAGCGCATGGCTGTATGTGACAGCGTTGTCCGGGCCATTAATGAGCGCATGGATGCCAACGACGTGCATGGCGCCTACGGCGAGTTGGTAGGCATCACCGATCCAGAAGAGAAGACATACCTCTGGCCCAAGCTGGACTCTAAGACACGCAGCAGCCTCAAGGCCCACGCCCAATCCATCAAAAACTGAAAGAGCACCATGGCACGCAAGTACGAAGTCACCGCCGTCACCGGCAAATACACAGACAACAACGGCCAGGAAAAGAACCGCTACCTCACTATCGGCGCCGTTATCGAGGGCCGCAATGGACTGATGCTAAAGCTCGAAGCCGTGCCGGTCGGTTGGGATGGCTGGGCATACCTCAACGAGCCGAAGCCGCGCGATAGCCAGCAAAGTCCGCCTGCTCGCCAAAGCCGGAACGAGTACCAGGACGCAACTGACCCTCCATTCTGACCATGGAACTCAACAGAGCCCAGCGCCGCGCGGCAAAGAAACAGCGGCGCCCTGTGCTGGGTGCTGGGAACATCCAGTTGCCCATCAACATCCGGTTCAACGCGGCTGACGAGACGCAGCTGCAGCTTGTCCCGATCGGCCTTGCAACAACGCTGATCGAAGGCACTGCCGATGAGACGACGTGGCACACGCTGACGCTGAGGATCAACTGGGGACGATTCCTCGCGAGCGACCACTTCCCGGACGCCGAGTCTGCGATGGTGGACGCGCAGGACGCCATGCGCTCCATCAGCGCACGCCACGACCGCACACAGACATGGGGCGCGTCAAAGCCAGAGTACGACGCAATCTACGAGGCCCTGCGCATCTGCAATGAGATGCAGCAGCAGTGCACGCGGCGTGAACTGCGTGACGCCCTGGAGCGCGTGTACGCGGCCAATGAGTACCACCGCAAGGTGACTGCAATCAAAGATCGGCTCGACGCCAGCGCCTGACATCCACCTCCCCCCGAAGCCCTCCCGGTATGCCGCGAGGGCTTTTTTTGGCCCAGCGCTTGGCGTTCGGCCCTTCCCCGAAAGGCAACACATGCAGCACATCGTCTGCTACTCGGGCGGGCACAGCTCGGCCCTGGTCGCGCTGGACGTGGCCCACCGCTTTGGCACAAAGAACCTGGTGCTGCTCAACCACGACATGCACTTCAGCGTCGAGCATGCGGACATCAAGCGCTTCAAGCGCGACGTGGCCGAGCACCTGGACGTGCCGTTGACATTCGCCAACCGGCGTAACGCCACGCAAGACCAGTTCGACGTGACAGTGGAATCCAATGCATTCAAAGTCAACAATGGGCAGGAGATCTGCACTGCACGCCTCAAGACCGAGCCGTTCATGGAGTGGCTTGCAGCAAATGCGAGCCAAGATGAGAGCGTCATCTACTACGGCTTCGACGCCACGGAACCGGCACGCATCCAACGCCGCACCGGGATCATGGGCACCCTGGGCTGGCAGACCGACTATCCGCGCCTTTGGGCCGACCGCAAGCACGACAGCACGGAGGCCCTTGGCATCCCGCGCCCATGCACCTACGGCGTCTTCAAGCACGGCAACTGTATCGGCTGCCTCAAAGCCGGATGGCAGCACTGGTACATCGTCTATTGCATCCGCCCTGATATCTGGCTCAAGGCCAAGTGGGCAGAGGACGAGATAGGCCACGCAATCCACTGGGACGGCGACAAGCCGGTGTACCTCGAAGACATGGAGCCGAAGTTTGCGGCGATGAAGGCGAACGGTATTCCTGCAACTGAGCACATCCCGCACCAACGGTTTTGGGCCCAGGCCAACAAGATCATCCGCATCAACGTCATGCAGGAATCCCTCCCCTGCGAGTGTCACCTTCCCTGACCAACCCACTTCGGCGGGTTTGCTTTTTTCTGCACCCCATGAC